GTGCCCACATCCATGCCCATGCCCTTCCAATCGGACAAGGGGCCGGAATCGCAGTTGTAGTAGATGGACTCGAACACGTTGCCGGCCTGCTGCTCGGAATTGGCCAAGCACACGACCTCGGGCTGGGTGACGGGCTTGCCCACAGGCTCACCCTCGTGATACTCGTAGGTCTCGCCCATGAACGTGTAGGTCTCGCCCTCACGCGCCCAATGGTCGAAACGACAAGGGCCGAAACCCTCGAACATGCCGACGCCAGCGGCTTTGCCCGACTTGTCACGGCCCTTGGCTCGGGAAAGGAACAGTCGGTTAAACTTGCGCTTGCCGTTCCTCTTCAACGCATAGGCGCCGATCATGAACTGGTACTCGTCCAAATCGAAATGCATGGGCAAGCCGATACCGTCGCCACGTCCGATAAGCGTGAACGTCTCAATCCACCACACCGCCAGATGGCCGAGGGAATGATCGTACTCCCATTGCGTCAGCTGGGGAATGATGTCATGCGCCACCGTTCACCACCCTCAACTGACGGCGGCGACGGTCAACGTCCTCCTTCACGGCCTCGCCACGGGTCTCGGGACGTTCCGTGCCTGTACTCATATCATCAGCCTCGATGGCCTCGATCTTCGCCTTGATACGAGCGGCAGGCGTGATAAGAAACGAGTCCTCGCGCTGGCGAATCTCAGCGGCCATCACCGCAGAAGGCTTCGACATACGCCAGTAATCATCCTTCAGCTTCGCCAAGTCCATCAACGAGAACCAGTCGGCCTCCATACCCATGCGCGGAGCCATAGGCCCCGTCTGCATCGACCTGTACCAGCGTTTCGTCAAGTCAAGCCACTCACGCCCATCAGGACGGGTCGCGGGCAAGTCCAGACCCATAACGGTATCAGGACTTTTCAAAACCACATTCCTACCGGCCTTGCTACGACCGGAATGACCATTGCCAGCCATGCTTCAACCCCATTCCGCCCATTCCGGGCACTCCGGGGCCAAGGCGTTCCGCCTACAGGCACCGGCTATGGACTAGAAGTCGGTTCGCCAAAGTCGCCTGACGCGACTTCTCCAAAGGAACCTTCCACTTAAACGCCGGACCATCAGGCCCGGAAGAATCAACATCGACCCGCTTGCCGCACACCGCACACACGCCACCGCATTCCGCGATGACATCCGCGTCGGTGAACGACTCCACCCGAATATCCGGCTCAATGTCCTCGGCCTCGACCTGCTTGACGAACAAGGGGGTTTCGGGATTAGGGGGATACTTCAGAGGGTCTTTATCCGACAGACGCTTGTACTTGCTGCGATGCCTGCCGGAACAGAAAATCTGGTCAACACGAGACGGCTGGAAATAATGGCCGATAGGGCACAAGCGGGTACGAAACGGGATAATCGGACTACCCGCATACCGGTCACGGTCATAATGATGGCGGCACAAGCCGCGCGCATACACCGCATTCCCGCAGCCGGCCACCATGCACACATAGCCGCTCACTGAAACGCCGGATGCGAATACCATTGCTCTTCCTTCCGGCGTTCACGGTTCATGCGCCGCTGCTCAGCGGACTCCTGCGCGGTTTTCTGCGAATGATGGTACTGGCATAAGGCCCACAGGTTCTCGGGCGAATCATCGTCCACGCCGTTCATGGCACGAACCTTATGATCCACCTCGTTCGCGGGCTGGGCGCAGATGCGAGTGAAACCGAACTCGTCGGTCACAGGCCACTGGCACGCGAACCGGTCACGCTCCAGAATCTCATGCCGGATACGCGGCCAATCGGGATTGAACCGCTCCTTACGATGGGAATTTCTCCAACGCACGAAAAACCTCCCAACAGGTAAGGGGGGGCGGAACCGATGGGAGCATGGCGAGCGAGCATTCCAACGGGGTTAATCCAAATACAAGGGAGTTGGTCCACGGACGCACCGGTTCCTAGAGGCAATGGCCGGAATCGAACCGGCGACCTGACGCTTACGAGGCGTCCGCTCCACCAAACTGAGCTACAATGCCACGTCTCCCACTAGAGGGAGAGCTATTCAGTTATTGCCGTACGGCATGGCGTGAAGCCGCCGCCGGCGACTGGCGATGACTGAGAAGCTGTCACCGCCAAGAGCTGCCTCTTCTCAAGGCATCGCATACCCGGGAAGAATCGAACTTCCGTAACCGGTTTTGGAGACCGGTGCCTGAACCACTCGGCCACGGGCATTTGGGGTAGTCAATTGTTTAGGCTGGCTGACATACCTTGACCAGACAGCGGAGAGAATGGGAGTCGAACCCACACGCCCGTAAGGGCAGACTGTTTTCGGAACAGTTGCCGCCGCCAATCGGCTGGCCTCTCCAAGTCTCGCAACGCGCCGCACGAATATAATGCGACGATCTCCGGGCGCTACCCGACGTTCTCTGCGACCGGGACACCCTAGGTATTCAGCCCCAGTCCTAACAACCAGATATTTGGCACTACATTGCGATTGTGGCGGCAGAGAGAATCGAACTCCCATTGCCAAAAGCAGTCGGGTTACAGCCGACGCGCACTCCACGTGCCTACCGCCAGACCCCGATTGTGGCGTGACCCGTAAGTCGTCCACCCCCCAGCCCCTACGTAGCAGGCCGGATCGGGAAAACAAAGACCGCTTCATAGAAACGACCTAGGAGACTCCTTCTACGACATGTAGATGAGCTAAGAATTGCGAGGTGGTGGATTGCGTTTTACCACCAACGCCGAGCATGTGATGCACTAATTGTGTACCGCTGTAGCGTTCCTCGTCACACTTCCCCCGCTAAAGGGCGCCGCTAAGCCGTGACGCAGCCTTAACCCGGCATACATGCAATCCGGGTTTATTCAGCCAACCTCATAAAGCATCAAGGGAGCGACCCCCAATGCCTCGCGGACGGTGAGAGATTCGAACTCTCGGAACCCCGATGATACGGCGTTCGGCGGCTTAGCAAGCCGCTGCAATCAGCCAGACTCTGCCAACCATCCAAAGGCCACACCCGCCGGTTCAAGAAAACGGCATCAACATAACGAACCCGGAAGAGACATCGCCGAAGCTATATCTCAAAATTGTTGTGTTGATCTGATTCAAACGGGCGCAACCAAGCAGATAAAAGAAAACCCCGCGACTGCGGGGCCTCGTCTTGTCAGGGACCTGAGCTTCACTCCATTCCCCGACAATCTATCTACACGACAGTTTACTCATAACAAGCGTTGCGGCAAGCGTTGCAGTGAAGAAAATGTGAAAGAACATCACTCATCACAGAAACGAACGGTTTTTCCACAATAGCCCCCAATCGCATCCAGCGTCAGAGCTAGAGTCGCAGCGGCCCCGCGTCTTGCCCGTGGGTACCCTTCCCTTGGGGGTGGGGTGTATGTGTCGGCGTGTCGTAGTGTGGCGCGTGGTATGCGCGCGGTCGTATGCGGTTGTGAGTATGGCCGTGTCTGTGACGCGGCTATCCGCGTTGACTGGGTGTGAGTGTGGCGTGGTCGTGGCCGTCTGTGCCGTTGCCTGTCTATCCGTCCGTGTGAGTCCGTCACGTGGTGGTGACGTGGCCTATCCGTCTGCGTGTCTGTGACCTGGTGGTGTGTTACGTGGGGTCAGCCGCGCGGTTTTTGTGTCGTGTTCTGTGGGTTTCGACACGCCGAGGAATGCTAGTGGCTGCAATGGTTTTAGTGGTGGTTTGCGATACTGATTTGCACTCCGTATGGGGTGCATGTATAGTGATAGCTATCAACCACGGAACGACAAGAAAGGAACCACGAGATGAACACCACGGAGATTAAAGCCAAAGCCTTTAGAGCGGCGGTAGACCTAGCCACGGTATGTAAGCCCTGCACCTATGACAACGTGCTTGACCTCACGGCCATGTCCCTCGGTATCGAGATGGACGACAACGAGGAATACCCCGCCGAGCTATACCGCAAGTTTGACAACGTGTGGAATGACCTCAACAAGTAATCAGCGCGGCCATAGTGGCTAACGCTAGGGTGCAAGTCCCTAGTCGCGCACTTAGTCCCCTCTATCCAAAACTCATAGTGAGCGGCGGGTAATCAGGCGGACATGCTCATTGATAACTAAAAAGTGTTGCCGAAAGTCGGTTGTAATCTGCGTAGTGAGAGTACGTCAAACAAGGTTGCATAAATGAGTTGCGTCTACCGGCGTCTAGCCTACCGGGCTAGTGAGGATAAGAGAGCGGGTATCCGGCATGGAATTGTCCCCGCTATGGACGTTGCCACTTATGGTGGCAGACATGGAGATATCTCGATATCTTCTTGCGACGGCTAAACCGAGCGTCTGGAATTGTATAATTGGGCCCACCGATCATAAGTGAGGTGGGTTATGAGTCTAAGGGAGCTAAGGCAGAAGCGAGGATATACCCAACGTCAACTAGCCGATAAAATCGACGGAGTTGGCTATGGGCGTATCGCTGATTACGAGAATGGGCGGCGTCCGATTGAGGGCATGTCACTTGGCGTTGCGCTGAAAATTTGTGACGCTTTGCGCGTGAGTAATCCTCGTAAGCTCTTAGACGCTGACACCAAAGAGTCAGAGTCATAGCCCACTAATCTACGGTGGGTGAAAGTGCCACGTTCAGCGTGGTGTGCCCTAATCAATTCTTCGCCTGACTGTGGGCCTTGTACACAGTCGGCCTAGCTCACTGGGTTTATCCCATAGTCTAGGCACTCATAGCGTGTCCCAAGGTGGACGGGATACGCTGGAACCTGTTATATCGAAAGGTGGTGAGCCGTGCCGGTTGGCGATATCGTCGTTGACCCGCGTATCCAGACTCGACATCCCGACGTGTCCGCTGATTCGGTGCGCGTGGCATGGTCGAACGTCGTGCGGTTTATGGCGCGTGAGGATACCGACCCGTTGCGTTATGTGGCGGTTGGATACGACGAGTACGGGCGTTTGCTGGAAATGGTGGCGGTACTAGATGAGTCGGATCGTTGGCATGTGTTCCATGCCATGCGTGCGACGCCGAAGGTGCTGCGGGAACTGAAACTTTTGTAAAGGAGGAAGTGTCATGTCTTTTGTTGCGAAGGGTGGCCGTGTGGTCACTGATGACATGTTGGACAAGTGGGCCGACGATGCGGATAACGGCGAGTTCGGCGGAAGGCCGGGTGCGGTGTATTCCGGGCCTGTCGTTCCTGTCGCTCAGGCGGATGCTGTCAGTCGGACGTTTTCGTTAAGCGCTGACATGTCGGCCATGTTGGATGCCGTCGCTAAACGTCGTGGCGTGTCCGCTGATGACATCATGCGGCACGCGCTGGTGCGTGAGTTCGCGTCAGTGTGAGCTGTTCGGCGTGCTGGTTTTCCGACACGCCGATTTGTTTAAACCAAAATGATACGTTATGCTATCAATTATCAAGCCCAATCGGGCAAGGCAAAAGCAAGTTTGAGAACTTAACAGTGTTTCCCTACATGCAAATGATACATTTTGCTGTCATAATTGGTTTACCTACTACTAGAGAAAGCGGGTAAGCCTATGGGACTTAAGGAACTGCGCAAACAAGCCGACTTAACACAAGTTGAGCTAGCCAAGCGCACTGGAATAGCGCGAACAATCATCAGCAGTTATGAGACCGGGCGGCGAGACGTTCGGAACATGACTCTTGAAAACGCTTTGAAGATATCCAGTGCACTCAACTGCCAACCGAGCGACCTGATGCGTTAAAAGAATGCGGCTAAGTAGCGCCAACTACCTAGCCGCGTGCCTTAAGTTGAAAGTTCTCTAACCAATCAATCAAATCGAGGCTGTGCTATCTTAGCACGCCTCACATGGAAGTGAGGAACCATGCGTAAAATTCTGGCGGCTTCAGCCGCGTTAATCACACTTTTCACCCTGTCCGCTTGCGGTAGTGATACCGCGAACATCCCGCAATGTGAGAACGAAGACGGCTCGGGTCAAGCTGGACTCTGCTACTGGGATAGTGCTCGAATGGGCAACGGACGCGGTACCGGCCTGTACATCTACCAAGACGGCATTCTAATCGACGAACGCTACTAACTTTCAATCAGATTCAATCAGTCGCGCGGCTGTCTCCGCGCTTCATCAATTCAAGGGAGATTCACAATGTGTGTGGAACTTGTTTTCAGGATTAACGTTGACTGGCATAGGTCACGCATGTGGGGGAGTAACCCGCGTGCCGAAGTCTGGGCCAACCTCGCCGGCATTCGCGGCGACTACACTAACGGTACCGTGTCAGGCTGTGGATACGACAAGGAGAGTGCGGCAGTTGATTTAGCGTTGAAAGATAACCCGCTTATGCAGACACTCATGATGTGGCCGAAACTGAACGTGAACACCGGTTATAGTGGTCAGGTCACGCGCGTAGTCAACAAACTCGATTACGGGTATGAGCTGTGCTTTGGCGGCATGGGCATGAGTGAGTTCCTGGACTTCATGCGCGGCAATGGGTTCGCCGTTGAGGAGATGCACGGCGATATGTTCGACGGGTACACGTTCCGGCGTGACATGCCCGAATCTTTCGTTAAGACAGTTTGACTGCGATAGCGCGGCGCATTAATCCGCGCTTCCCGCCCATTCGGGCAATTTCAATCAATCAAACCTATAGATCCTATATCACACTAATGGAGGTGTGCCATGCCTGAAGAAATACTGAATCCAAGCGACTTCCACGTTGGCTGGTCGGCCCAATCGTTGGCCGGCGACATCTACGTTATCGTCAAAGCCACTGACAAGACGGTGACGTTCGATAAATACAATACCGTCTGGCTTACCGTTCGGCGTGTCCGGCGTAAGCGTTTCGAGTGGATTGAAGGAGGCTACTTCAAGGACGGTGCATTCACGTTCTGGCCGAGTAATTTTTTCCCGCCTGAGAACGTCTGCAGCCGCAACGATTTCATCCAATCGCATGAGTTTAAGGCGGTGGCATGATGGCACGCTACTTCTACGCTTTCCGCTGGGCTTATGGTATCGGCGCGACATGGGATGACGGGTCATGGCCGGGTGAGCTCTACGTGTTCGAGTCGAGGGCTGAGCGTGACGCTTGGGTTGCCGACGACGTGTTTGATGGCAATTGGCATTGTGAGGCCATCACGTCGAAAGAGGCGCGTCATATCATGGCCGATACTGTTATCGGTTTTGATAATGATATGGCCGCACGGCACGACGGTAGCCGGTCGGCTGTCGAACGGTACGCGCCTACCGCCAAATTGGTCAGGGCATGGCGGCGTATCGGCATGCAACTTAACCCAGTTGCGTATATGGGTGAGTGATCGACCATGATTGACCATTACCGTTGCAAGTCGTTTCCCGTGGCTGTTGCCACTCAATCGCATTATGAGGCCAAAGGTTATCCCGTGGAGCTAGTCCCGTGGGGTAGGGGCTACATGGTGCGAGTCCATCGTTAATAAATCGTTGTGGGGCATGGCGTTGTGGCCGTGCCCCTCTTGTTTAAGGGAGATTCAAAATGTCCATTACCGTTAAAGATGTTGCCGACATGGTGGAACGTGTTGACGAAAAACTATCGCCATTGACGCGCTATGACGGTTTCCAACCCTATGAGGGCATCTATCGCCTTGGCGACTGGGGATATGTGACGGAAACCGAATATAACAAGGCTTTCGAGCATGAAGATGGTTGGGCGCAAGACGCTTACATTTTGGACGGTAACGGTGTGAGCCATACCCGCATTAGTCAGCTAATTAACGAAGACGATACCGGTAAGGCAATTTCCGATTACATCAATGAGCGTTTCAACAATGACCAAATGGACGACGTTTTCTACACCGAAGCCACCGAAGAGGGTGAATGCTGAGAGTCTTCTAGCCGCCTACTCATTCCAGAAAATCAATCAAAATCGAATCTTTACAAGTGAGGTAAACCAAAATGAAGAAGCTGACCAATGACCCGTCGCGTAACGTGAATGCCGTGAGCGGCATGTGGGTGCGGTTGCGCAAGGATGGCTCGAAATATGATGTTCGGTATGTGAACGCTCGGGTTAGACGAGTCTGGTCACTTTCCCAGACTTCGCAGGGCACGGCGTGGAATGTTCAGGCCAAGGGAGTCCAGTATGAGGACTTTTTGAATGGCATGAGGTCAAGCTCCGTTGACCTTGAGCATGGTTGGATGCTCATACCCGATTCCGAGCGTATGAAGACAGTGCCGGTGCCGGTACCTACCGGAATGGACGCTAAAACGGTTGGCGGCATTGTCGCGCACCCATCGATCGATGCAAACTGGAAGTGTGAGGAGGAACGCTTCACGAGCAATGTTCAGTGGCCGGTGCCTATGCCCGAGGACGCGATATTGGAAGACGAGTTCATGGATGATGAACCCGCGCCGGATACACAGGAGATTCCCGAAGTGCCGCCGAAGGTGAACAGTTTCGCCGTCTCCTATTGTACGATGCCTGACCTGATGATGGCTAAGGAATGCCCCGAATTGCAAGGTTTGGGCCCTATCCGTCACTTCCGTACCAGCAAGGGCCGCAAGGTGGCCTACGTTGCTTCGGCCAATGGCAGGTGCGTTGTCGCCTACCGTGCCCGTTATGAGCGTGGCAGTGACAGGCAGTTGGAAAAGGCGGTGGCCGATTACGTGGCTACCGTCCGCGACAAGTGGGTTAAGGCGGCGTGACATGAGCGAGATTCGGGAGAAAGCCGTACGCCTGTTGTTGCAGGCGGCTTACGAGATGGCCGCCGATAACGCGGATAGCGTGGCGGATATCTTCGACTGCCAGCATGGTTTTATCGATGATTTACGCCGTCGTGCCATGCTGAAGCTGGACAAGCCATACACCGCGCCGGACTTCGATACTGCGGAACAGCAGATAGCCGAAACCGGTTTGTCGTTGGACATGCTCGACAAGAGGGCGCGTGAGGCGTTCTCACAGAAGTATTCCACCACGTATGACCGGTATGAGTGCGCTATCGGCTGGTGCATCGACGACATGCTGGGGTGGGAATGATGGAAGTCAAGATACCCACTAGCAAGATTCGTGAGGTTCTGGAGTCCTCTGGCTATGCGTATACGCCGGATAATATCGCGGCGGTGCGCGCCAACATTCCGCTTCACACGTCTGATCTGATTTTGGCGGCATTGAACGCCACCGATTTACCCGACAAGCGGTTTGCTTTGCCGCTGTTCTAAGTTCTTGCCGTCCAGCTTTTTCCTCACTTCCGCTGGGCGGCAACCCATTTTTTGCTACAAGCCAAATCAATATTTCTTTAGGAGATTATTATGAGCGCTTCAATCAAGCTCACCGTTTATGGCAATTCGACGCCGCTGAAAGGCTGGAGGCATGAGGATACCGTGCATACGTGGCTGTATCCGAATGCCACTTCGGATATGGTTGACATGCTGGACGCGCTGGAATCAGGTGTCAGCCATGACGATGGCTACGATGAATGCGACTATTTCTCGTTGGATGATTACGACGAGTTTCGGGATGGTCTCACACCCGAGTGGCGCGAAGTGTTCCCCGCTTTGCCTGACAATTGGGTTGGCAGTGACGCTGAAATCAGAATCTACTGGTGAAAACTCATATCTCATTCCTAACCCAATATGGTATATGATTGATACCATCTGTTAACCATTAAGGAGGTTGTTATGGGTAAGCTGGTAGCCAATGTCGATGATGACGTCAAGGCGCGCGCCGCCGCGCTCTACGATTCCATGGGCATGAGCCTGAGCACCGCCGTCAACATGTTCCTACGCCAGTCTCTGGTGGACAACGGATTGCCGTTCAAGCCGACGCGACACACGCCGGACGGTTATCCGGTGCCGCCTGTTCACAATGCATACATGTTCGAGCGTTCGGAGAAGGGCCATGTGATACTGCCCGCCGATTGGGATGATTCGGAGGATGATGTCTATGACCAGTACGCCAAATGAACCGCGCCTGTATGACGTGTGGCTGATGTGGGTCGAGTTTCCCGACCATCCCGGTATCGGGAAGCCGCGTCCGGTGGTTATCACCGAGGTTGACGGCGATCTGGTGTCGGGTATCGTGGCGAAGATAACCGGCAACACTGATTGGGATGAGGCCGGTGACGTGCCGCTGCTCGACTGGAAGGCCGAGGGGCTGTTGAAGCCGTCGCTCGTGCGCTGTTCGCAACGCTTCTACTTCAACAGGAGCGAACTGCTACAATGGTTCGGACGACTCTCGTTGAGGGACGCGGAGCATGTTAACGACGGGTTGAAAGCCACATTGGACATTCCACCATACAGGCGAAGCGTATAGCCGTTATCGTTTTCATGCCTCATGGACTTGTTCTATGGGGTCATTCTTATAGAAACCATCATTTAGAACCGCATCATAGGGCTTTCTATGGTGCGGTTTTCACATAAATCAGCATTTAGACGGGACTTTAGAGCTGTCTATTGTCCCGTTAATCGTTTTACCGGACAATAACAAGGGAGTTTCCATCATGGATGAAGAAACCGAAGTCTACACGATTTACCAGCGCGTGACGCAGATCGAGAAGCGTCACGTCACCGCGCCGAAAGGCTTGACGTTCAACCAGTTGAGCGACTGGGTTGACGAAAACGGCGTTGGAGACCTGTTGGACATTGACGAACTGGACAACGATATGGTCAGCGCCGATTACGAGGACGGCTCTCATGTCAAGAGAAAGTGGGCGAATTGATTACCGCAATCTACCGTTATGAGCGTTTCGACCCCGCCACCAACACCGAGTTGTGGCGGCGTATACCACGCTGGGAGCTGCGTCTCATATGGCTGAAGGCATGGCTTAAACGCGATAAGGCGGCTCGAATCTCTTACGGGGCTTGGCTGTACGCCAATGCTTCAGGCGGCGGGCAATGGTTGGCCGCTGACATGTTGGACTGGAATCAGGAGGTAATCAATGGACGCTGAACGTATGAGAGCCGCCTTGCATGAGGTGTGGAAATACTATGACGAGGCGGGGGAGAGCGGGGAGAACTATGTGCTTGCCCCCGATAATCTCGCCAAGTTCGCCGCCGACCTATGCAAGGAATACCAAAATCTTGATACACAGAAAGCCATAGGACTTGTGGCCTTCTGGGAATTAGCAACCATACCCAAGGAGCTATTATGACTGACTTTGACACGCTTTTCGACGCGACCAACAATGAGAGCGGAATCATCGTATTCCCCAACAATGACGTGATTATCGGCAATTGGACGTATTCGGGGCATGGCGTCCCCCGACTCTCCCCGTTCGGTGACGCGCTCGTTTCCACCGGCACCATCGATAAGGCTGAGGATAAAGGCTTGGTCAATATCAAGGATTATCTCACCGGATTGGACGGTTTCGACATCGTTTATGACAGGAATGATGATTACCCGCAGATCAAGGCCGATGACATGGCGAGATTGTGGGAGATCGTCAACAATGACGAAACCCTACGGGTGCTTGCCCCAGTCGATTGGAACTAGTGCGTGTCCGGTGCTAATTGACGGGCGGTTACCACGAGTAAAAAAATGACGATGCTAATAACTGATAACCATAAATGTGGGCCCGATTATACAAGAAAACCCGTGGAGCACTCGGAATAGAGTCGTTCCACGGGTTTTTATTATTGAGACTGTTAGAAGCCGCCACTGCCTCTCATGGAAGCACACTAGGACGGCATTCTTATTCCCGGTAATCGTCGTAGATCTCAATACCGATGGGATACTCTGAGTAACCGGTGTCCTGCACGACGATACGGCCTTCGTTCGTATAGACGGTCAACGGGTCATCGTCCGTGATCCACTTCTTCTCGATGCGGGAGCCTTTCTCGGTGACTCCTTTACTTAGTTGGCGTTCAAACGGTTCGTGGACTTCCACGAGACGAGCGTTCTTGTAAGGCGAGTCATTAGGGGAAAAGAGGTAATTAGTTCGGTCGATGATGTAGCTCATTGTTCCTCTTCTGTTGTTTTAACGGCATCGGCCAGGAACTCCATAACGCAGCGGAACAGTTCGGATTGCACGTATGCGACAAGCTCATTTGAGACCGTCATGTGCTTGCATGCCTTGGCCTTGTGTCGGTATCCGAGAATCTCGGCGTTGTACAAGCCCATCGCAGCATGCACGCATTCATGGCTGACGATATGCGGCAGCAGGTGTTCGCGGCTCAAATAGATCACGCACATGGGGGAGTTCCCGTATTTCACCACATTGGTCTGCGTGTCGATTGTCGCGGACTGCATGAGGGTGATTCCGGCTGTACCGTTTTCGAACGCGGCATCTCCAATCGGCCTGTCGAGGTCATCGGATTCGATGGAGGATTCCACCGAGTCGATGCAGGCGGCTCTCCGCATGGTTTCCTCGGTATCGTACACGCGGACTTCCACGCTGACCTTGTGCGCGAACTCGGTCAGGTCGATGATGCACCTCTGATGGGGAAACAGCGTCTCAGGTTCCTTGGTCAATGTTTTCTCCGATTCTCGATGATGGCGACGGCCCCCAGTAGGAGCGTGAACAGGATGATTGGGATCGCGCTCATTGCCCGCCGTGAATGGTTTTGCGCGCATGGTTCAGCTGCTCCGTCAATGCGGGTGTCATTGCGGCCAAATGCAGCGAAGCGGTCAGCATGTGCACGATCATGTAGCTGGCCCACGCATTGCAGCAGGCGATCATGCCCTGCTGCCTGAATGGTCGTCATAGTTCCCCCTTGGCTTTGCGCGTGTAGTATTCCTCAGCGGTCAATAGTTCACGTGGGTGGAGGCATTCGACCATTTCGTGCCATGAATAGAATGTACGGCAATGACTCGCTTCTCCGTCGTACCATCCCACGCTTAACGGCTGAACGGGCTGGCCAACCCTATTGAGAACGAGAAGGATTCGACACCAGCCAAAAGAGGTTTTCAGCCAGTATTCACCTGAATCAAACGGCATGTAATAGCCAGCCAGCCCAATCTTCTTAGGCGCGGGACGGGTGGCATAGGCGAAACCGAGGAGCGAGACCACGAGCATAGCTGTCGGGCCTGTCTCGAACCAGTAACGAACTTTACCTTCATTGTCCCGGACTTTCCGCCCTCCCCAACCGGCGCAGACTCCAGAAGTGCCTACCTCAGCCTGACACTTGTTTTCCGTAAAGCGGATGAACTGGTACACGTTCGTACTGCCTTTGACGTGAATCAGGTCGCCGGGCTGTAGGTCTTCCCATGCGACGCGAATCTTCTTGCTCACCTGTGGTCCTCCTTGCCGATATCGCTGAATCGTGTGTAAAGCCGGTCGTTCACGACATACGTGTTGTAATCATCCTGTTGGATGTACCACCAGCGGTTTTGATGGCCGGCCTTCAAATACTCCTCGCACGTGTGGTCGATAGTGTTGTCGGGGTTGACCTTCTGCCTGAACGACAATTCATCAACCACGTTGCTATCGGCCACGAGACCGGCTATCCGGTCGATACGCTCCGGCGTGAAATCGGGAGTGACCACGTACACGACACGCACCTTCTGACCGTCGAACCATTTGCGGGGCAATGCCAACGCCACGTCATCGGACAAGCTCGTGGGACGCATGTGATACACCACGCGGCTGAACCTGACCTGCTGCATGACTTGAGCCACGTTGCGTCCGCATTGGAAGTAGCTGGTGTGCATCTCGGTTTCCGTAAGACAGTCTCCGGCCCTGCGTATCGCCTCCCGGTAGAAGGCGACACGTTTCGACGCTTCCGGCTCGCGCATGGGGAACAGGGGGTCTCCGCCGCCGCTGAAGCTCAGGAACCTCATGGGGTGGCGTTCGCTTTCACGGCTGATGGTCCGCAGCGTGGCCTGCATGTCTGTCACCGGCACGTTCAATCCGGTTTTCCTTACGATGCAGTAGGGGCATGTCCAATGACAGCCGAAATTCGTGATAACCGAATAATGTCCGTTCATTGTGTTTCTCCGATCAGTTGTTCCATTTCACTCACGTTGTCCTGCTTGCGTTTCAACGCCACGCAACGACGTATCCACTCGTGTTTGCGCTTATAGACGTTTGTTATCTCCACATTGCTCAACAGTTCGTTGCATGAGCAGACAAGCTGGGGGATGTCCGACTCCGAGTCCGTTTGCACGACGGGTTTCTCCCCGCAGGCGGGGCATTCGGGAACCGGCTCGTCAACCACTGCCTTCAACCGTCTGCAACCGGTATTCCACTTCTGAACACTCTCGTCTTCAAAAAACGAGGCGAACGAAAGGATGCTTTCGACGTGATCGCACCATTCCAAGAGCTGCCACGAGTCTTTTTCCAGCCAGTAGTCGCGGTAGTTGCGGGTGACGCACACATGCTTCAGTTTGGGTACGAGTCCGCAGATGGGGCATGGTTCCACTACCGGTGGTTCAGGTTCCGGTTTTTCGACCGGTTCCGGCTCCTCCAAGTGCAACAGTCGTTTCAGCCGGTTCACATGCCCCTCGATTCCATCGACTCGTTGAACGCCTTCTGAAACGCTTCAACACCGGCTCTAACGGCCTTTTCGACGGAACCGTCGGGCGGCGGCATCACGGTCGCGTGCATGTCGTCACCTATAAACACGCTGTCCGGTTCCAGTTCGCCCACCACCGGGACTTCCACGGTGAACGTGGCTAGTTGAAGCGCCTTGGAGTACAAGCTCAATTCCACTTCCGTGGTACCAAGATTGATGCTCATTGAGTAATCTCCCTGTGTCCGAGGAACTTGTTGACGAAGAACGTCTGACCTTTGCCCGTGACTTTCGGCGTCTTGTTGATGGTCGTGTGACCGTCCGAGTGAACCACGGTGGTTTCCTTGATCTCGAACAAGCCCAATTCCATAGATTTCTGCGTGGGCATGTTGCGAGAGCTGCCGGTTTTCATCAGCCATCCGTTGTCCCTCAGCCACGCGAACAAGCGAGTGCCGCCAATATCCACGCCATTGCCTTTCAGGACTTTCGCCAAGTCGCCCACAAGGATGCTGGTCTTCGAGGTTTCCACAGCGTCAGCGAACAATGCCTTGGGACGCATCCGTTCGACCTGTGCTTGGGCCTTCTCCTTTTCCGCCCGCTCCTGTTTGATTTGTGTGGCAAGTCGGATAAGGAAGTCGGGTTCGGTGACTGCCTTTTCCAAAGTCGATTCGGTCATGTACGCGCCATGTTTGCGAATCGATGGCAGCACCTCATGCGTCACCCAGCGTTTGAACTCGCGAGCCTCGGGCTTGCGGCAGCGTAACACGAGGGAGTACAAGCCGGACTCGGACACGAAAACGGGTGCCTTGCCGCCGTTCTGAGCAATATCCGTACTACGGATATTGGTGATTTCATCGGCATCGAGGTATTCCCGAATATGGTTGGTGGCCGTACCGAGAATGGTGCATACGTCCGCTCCAAGGAACCACGGGTTGCCGTGTTCGTCGGTTAGGACACGCACCTGAATGCCGTTGAAGTCGAATGGTTGAATCTGATTGCTCACTTGTTGTCTCCTTCCTTGGATTGGTTTTGCGAAACCTGCATGATCTCCCACACGTCCGCGTCCTCCGACAGGCCGGACGCGAGACGG